CATCCGTGGCGGGATAGCTCGGGTCCGGCCCTTCGGTGCCCGCCACGGTTGAGATTTCCGCGCGACGCAAAGACTCCATCGCCACCGATTGCGGCTCGGTGGTGCCGGTCTGGGCATCGATCAGGAAGTCGCGGGGCTGGATATCCGTCTCGACCTCCTGACCAAAGCTGACGATTGCCACGCGCTTGCGGGTCACCAGCGGCAGGACGTTGAAGAGATCAACGATGATGTCCTCGCCGCGCGCATAGACGGCCCCGCCTGCATAAAGTCGGCCTGCAGAGAGCGTGATTTCCGTTGCAGCCGTCTTGGTGGCGGAAAAGCCTGAATAGGCCTTGCCGCTTTCCACCGCATCTCGAACGATGTGATCCATCGAGGTGCGGGCAAAATCCTGCATGTTGTTGAGATCGGCGGATTGCAGCTCCTGCCGATCGCGGTAGATGACGGTTCGTTCCATGTCTCAAACCTCTGTTAGTGCGCCGAGCGTGATATCGCCCACTGCACGGCGGTCGCCCGGTCGCGGCACGCGCCAGGTCTTGGTGTTGATCAGGACCTTGTCCCGCAGCGATTTGGCGACCATCACCGCCTCGCGCGCATCCGCGACCGGCTTGGTGCTGGCAGCCACGATATAGCCATTGACGAAACGGCCCGCCGTGCGTGGATACCGCCGCCCTGTGATGCGGGTGAGCACCTCGGCGTGGTACGGCGGCATTCCAAGGCGGGTGTAGCCAAGATGGGTTGACCGCTTGCGCTCTTCGAGCACGCGGGCCAGGTCATGGATGTGCCAGCGCTCATAGAGATACTGCCAGGATATCGTCTCGGGCAGAAAGGTGCCGGAAACATGCTGGCACGGCACGCCGGGGAAAATCGCTCCAAACTGGCGCGGGTGCTGCTGCGCCACCTGCTGGGGCCGCACATCGATCAGCTCACCTTTTGGCAGTACGGTTGTGTATTGCTCGCGGCCCAGCCGGTAGCTGTAGCTCGTGGCCCGCGGGATGCGGACGATGCGTTGGCGCACCCCCATATCGTCGATTAGAAACGCGCGGGTTTGGGGCGCGGCGTTCAGATGGATGGCCGCCGTAGGTTTGGGGGGGAGAACCACCTCGTCATAGGCAATCGCGTTGAACTCCCCAACGCGTTCTGGCGTGACCGTGCGGAGCGTCAGGGTCGTTTCGCGGCCACGATCATGCAGCTTTGCGGTACGCACATAGCGCGTGCCTTGCACCGAGACCGGGTTGTTGGGCCCGGCAAAGGCGGTGCCCGGGCCGTCTGGCGCCGACAGATATCGGGTGTTCCGGCCGGAAACACCCCGGGCGATGAACGGATAGACCCTGAGCTGTGCGAAGCGATCGAGATAGGCGCTGCGTTCCGTCTCCGTCAGCGCCTTCGACAGATAGGTCTTGGCGGGCGGCACGATGAACCGCCGCGCCTCGGCCCCCATCACGGCGAGCGCTTGCGCGATGGCGGTCTGGGTCCCCTTGATCGCATGGAACGGCAGTGACCGCGCGGTACGTGCGCGTTTCTTTTCCTCCGGCCAGTCCCTGTCCCACAGATCGACAGACAGGCCCCAAGCGAGCCAAGGCAGATGGCTGCTCGGGATCTGATGCGGTTGCACCAGCGGACGCAACCCGATGGGCAAATCGGCAATGCGCGCGCCGGTGAGATCGACCGCCTCTTCGAAGGCCGTCCGGTTGTCGGGGAGCAGGGTCTCGCGGGTCATGGGCAGCCTCGTTTAAGAAATTCGCGAGGGACTCGTCGGTTCATGTGGGATAGGGGACGTTGAGTTCGACGGTCGGGTTTCTGAGCGATCGCACATTAAGAGCCGCAGATTGGCTCTGACGACCGCCTGTTTCTCGAAAACTTCTTCAAGGATTGCCCTTATGTCCGACGACACCGGTGACACTTCAAAAACCCACTACATTTGCCAAACCTATGTCGAGACCAAGGGAGCAAAGGGCGCACCAGCCAGTGTGAAAATCGACAAGCAGTTTCAATATTCGACGCCAGAAGAGGCCAAAAGCCGGGCAGAACGTGCCAGCCAATCGCCTGATTGCGCGGGTGCGGATGCCTATATGATTGTTGAGGATCCAAGTTCGGGCGAGATAAGTGCGCCGATGTTTCTTGTCCGGATCGGAAATGTGCCCGAATTAGACGACTGTTAACGCACCACTGCGACGAATTCTGTACGGCGCGTCATCTAAACGGGGGCCCATACCCCTGATTTGCCCTATTCATCGCGAAGCGATGCGACCGTCACGGCAATTGCCTCCACCGCATAGACCTCTGTAGGGCCGAGCACGATGTCCGCAGCAGGCGTAGCCAGATCCACCGAATGCACGCCTTCGACATGCAACTTCGAGAAGATTGCCGAGCGGCGCAGGTTCATGCCAAGCATCCGATTGGTTTCCACCCAGTCAGATAAGGCTGACAGGGCGCGGTCGCGCACGACATTGCCGTCTGGCCCGGGATAGAGGGTCAGTTTGGCCGTGATATCCGTGCGCTGGACCCGAGGCCGCAAGACCTCAACCATGTCCGTCAGCGGCCGCACGTCATTGTCAATCAACAACAGGCGGACGGTTTCGCGTTCCGCAAGGCTGGGAACCGGATCAGGTCCCTCCCGCAGGATCGTGACACGCACCCGGCCGGGCGTTGTCATGATCGCCGTGGCATCGCGCGCCCAAGGCGCGGCGGTGAGCGCGTGATAGACATACGCCCCTTCAGGTCCGGCCACGGAGAACGCCTCCGGGGCCAGCTGCACGCGACGGCGCAGACGATCATCGTCTTCCGCGACCAGCACGCCGGTAGCATCCTCAACCTGCATCCGCTGCGTGGCAAAAAGTGCGGCCAGATGATCGAGGTTGCTGCCGTAAGACGAGGCCAACAAAACCGAGCGCGCCGCATCATTGATCCGCGCACGCAGCAGCATCTCGCGATAGGCGAAGGCCTCAATCAGCTTGCGCGCGGGCTCGCTTTCGAGATCAATGACGCCGGTGATCGCCGGAAACCGCGCGACCAGATCATCGCGCATCTCGGTGACGATCGCCTCGTAGTCCAGCGTCTCGATCACGTCCGGCGGCGTCAGACCGGAGAGGTTGATGGCGGTGAAACGGCTCATGGTTGGGCCTCGCGCTCCTCGATCAGCACCCCGTCCGGGTTGGCATAGGCATTGATGCGGCGCGCGCCTTCAACCGTGAAGTCGCCATAAGTGGCGCGTGGCCGGTACTCGCCCTCGAGGAAGAAATGCAGCCGACCGTCGCGTGTCACTTCGACAATCTGAATACGGGTCACACGGTAGCGCGGCTCAAACTGCTCGATCGCAGAGGTCACCGCCGCAAACCACGGTGTGACCTCATTGGGGGTGATGGTGCGCCCCAGCAGGTTGGGCACGAACGATCCATACCATTCGCGCATGATGCGCGTTCCAAACCGCGTGGTGAAGATGTCCTGCAGGCTCTGGGCCACGTGTGGCCAGCCCTGAATCACACCGCCGGTGGCGGCGTTGAGACCGACGGACGGGTTTATGCTGCGCGTGGCCACCGGTTAGCCCGCATCATCAGCAGTGGCATGATCCGCACCAAGATCAGGTTCGATGCGCGATGGTTTCTTGGACTTGCTTTCCTTGGCCGCAAGCGTTTCTGCCAGCGCTTCATCTGTCTCTGGTTCGGCCGTCACCTGCGGCACATCGAGCCGACGCAGCGTGCCGAGGCGCAGCTCATGCTCCGCCTGCTTGGCAGTCAAGGTCAGGACTGTCCCGACCCCGGTGTTGTTCTGCCCGGCGACGAAGCGCCCGGCCTTCTCGGTGATAGCGTAACGCGGCATTAATCTTTCCCTTCGGTTCAGTTGGCGGGAACGCCTGTTGTAGATGGGCCCGAACTCACCCCGCCGTGTATGTGTGTGGCGCCGATGTTCTTCCCGTTGTGCGTAACCGTGCCGCCGGTGATCTCCACGCCAGCGCGAGAGACCCTGAAGGTCACGTCGCCAACCGTGATCTGCGCCTGTGCGCTGGTGAGCTCAAAGGTCAGCCCGCCGACTTCGCTGCGAACGAGATCGTCTGCCAGCGTCATGATCACGTTCCCGTAGGTCATGACGTTCTGATCTGCCGCTTCCGACGGGCTCGGGTTGCTGGCGTGGTGGGTGAGCGGCACCGCCACGGCCTGCTGGAAGTCGCCGGTGGGCGACATGGCCGTCAGCTGCTGGCCGACGGTCGGCGGCGTGTGAACCTTTAAGGCTCCAGAAAACTGCGCGTAGGGCACCCACGGGGAAAGGAACTGCCCGTCCCGGCCATGTGCCGGGCCAAAATCCAGCCGGACCCGTTGCCGGGCAGGATCGACCTCGGCAACGGTGCCGTGGCGCATCATACCGGCCAGACGGCGTTCCAGATCGGTGACCCGCGCGACAAGCTCGACGATTTCGCGGATCGCCATGCCTATGACCCTTGCGGCTCAAAGACGACTGTCTGGTCGAAATCCAGAAACGTGATGTCCACGAGCGGTTGCGGATCCGCATCGAGGTCCTCGACCGGCCCGATGCCGATCTGGTTTGCCACTTCCAGCGGGACACCAAGGGTTTCCGCAGCCAAGCGCCAATCGGCAAGTGGTGTGCCATCCATCTCCGCGCGCAGTAGGCTTGCGATATTTGCCAGTATGGGATCGGCCTCCATAAGAGCCAGCGCATCCCCCCAGGCGCTGTTTGGCGCAATCGTGCCACCGGCCACCGGAGTGTCCACCAGATCGCAGCTCAAGACCAGCTGCCGCGCAGCAAAGCGCACGCCGTTTTCGGCCGATGCGCCGCGCCGGGAGAGGCTGCGCGTGATCCGGGGGACCAGCATCATCCAGACACGCGACCACGCGTTGTCGTCGCGGTTCAGGGCGCGGACCACCTGATGCTCCATGATGTCGAGAGTCAGCTCCATCCCTTCATCGGTGTGCGGAATGGCAATGGTGATTTGACCGCCGTCCCCATCAGACGCGGGCACCTCCACCCGCGACGCGATGGCGATCTCGATTACCAGCTCGCAGCGATGGTTGCCGCTGCCGAGATCGCGCCCCGTCACCTCAAGCTCGTGCTCATCGGTGGTGAGCACGATCAGCGGCTGGCGCTGTTGAGCGATGGTCTGGTCAATCGGGTCGACCGCGCTGTCGAAGACCCGCGGCCCGGCCAGCGTCCGGTCGAGCAGCGCACGGGCGGCCGCGAGGCGCATGGCAAGGCGGGTCAGGCTCATGACGGCAGGTCCTCCCAAACGAGAATAAGGTTCAGGTCGCCCATGTCCGTGTGCTGAACTGAGGAGACCGCATAGGTCGGGCTGGCAGCCCGGCTGGTGAGTGTGAGCGTGTCGCCCTTGGCCGGAAGCGCGGTCAGCGCAGTGACCTCGGCCTTGGCGATCCAGAACTCGGCGCTGGCCGATGCCACACGCGTCGTCCCCGAGAAGTCCGATCCCCGGGCGATCCCCTTCAGCCCGTCATCTGCAGGGCCAGCGGAAAACACCCCGTAGATGAGGTGTTGCGGCTGGTCAGGATCGGCCGCGCGCTCAGCGTATTGGGCCGAAACGCGCGGCCGGTGGACCGCGACCTCCGCGAAGGTGCCCTTGATCGCGCCCGAGAGGGCGGCGTCTAGATCGTCAAACATGGAAGCCACGGGCCCGGTCCTTTCGGCTCACGTCCGCTTGCCCGGGATCAGCACGCGCGGGCGGGTGCAGTATTGCAGGGCGTTCATCTGGAACTCGAGGTTCACGCCCTTGCCGTTCTGCATTTCCCACTGCTTGCCATAGAGCCGCTGGCCCGGCGTGTTCACCGTCTCGATGTAATCAGCCGGGGCATAGACCGTGCGGAAGAGGCCGGGCACGCCCATGGGCACCAGATGGCACTTGTCGGTCTCGATGCCGACGTTCTGACCACCGCGGTAGTTCATCCAGGTGATACCGCCGAACTCGAACGCGCCGTAGATGCCGGAGTTGCCGGAATTGATGTAGGCGTTGCGCAGTGAGGCGGCATCGGCATAGCCCTTATAGGTCTCGCGCACTTCCTTGTGGCCGATCAGGTCGTCGAAGAACGCGTCGCCACACAGCGCGATGACGCTCGTGTAAGGCAGACCGTCGAGAATGCCCGCCATCAGGCGGATGACACCAGCACATTTCTTGCGCAGAGCCCCGTCGGTGGCACTCGCGTTGTCGAGATCAAAGTCGACCACGGCCTGCTGGTTTTCGCCAAACTCAGTGAAATAGTCAAAGAGCACCGAGCCGTCGGCGTCCAGAAGCTGGCCGGTCTTCAGGATGTTGAGCCGGTGGTACTCCTCGGTCAGCGCGAAGAACTGGCTGGCCTCGGCTGCGCGATCCGCGATCTTCTGCTGCAGCCGCTCGACGGCCACTTCCTGGCCGAAGGCGCGCACCTGCTGGACCTCGTCGGCATAGATCGCATCGTCGACCTGGAAATGCGGCACCTTAAGCATCCTCATGGCGCGTTTTGATTTGCCAAAGGTCTGGCCCGGGCCACCGCGGGGGCTGGCCGAGACCAGCATGCGGTTTTGTTCCTTGTCCTTCTCTATGGCTATATCCAGCGTGTCGATACTGGTGGTCTGGAACAGCCCCATCTGCCCGATGCGGGACGGGGTGTATTTGATCTCACGAAGCGCATCCGTGAGGCGCATGACGCTGAACGCGTCCTGACTGAAGATGTTGAGGATCGACATGGGGGGTCCTTTATTGCGTCGGTGCGCCAGTGACTGGCCGCGCGGGATCAGCCTGCTGCCTAAAGGCGCAGGAGATCGGATTTGGAATGTGTGAAGGTCAAGCGTGGCGTTACCGCACCGCGAAAGTCGTGCGCACTCAGCGCACGATGATGCCGACGCCCGCGAGATCAGCTTGAGCCGCAGCCTTCTCGGCAGGCTGATCCCGGTCAGGATGGTAGGTCAAGATATTGCCGTTGACCTCGGCGTCCCGAGTGATGCCGGCAACCGCAACATCACTTGTGGTGGCATCACAGCCGTAGAGCGCAATGGCCACGGCGGTCTGGCTGCCATCCGCAGCCCCCACGGCACTGGCCAGATATTTGCCGCTGGCGGTGATTTTGCCCAGCACGGTGCCCGGCGCAATTATGCCCGCACCGCTGACGATGGTGATGTTCTCCCGCGAGCGCTGGCCATTGGCCTCGGTCATCAGGAATTCGCCGGGATGGCGGCCTTCTGTGAGAACAGTCATGGTCTCGGTCTCCTATTCAGCCGAAGCGCGCATTGGCGTGGGTGATGGCTTTGGACCACCCGGCCAAGCTGCGCTCGGCGCGGTTGCGTTGATCGGCCGGGGTTTCAGCCCCGAGCTCGGTCTCCTGTGCGGCCCGGTCGGCAATCGTCGTGGGGACCGATGCCTTGGGGGACGCCGTCATAACTTTCGCTGCGTCCACAGCCGTCATCTCGGTTTCAAGGGCCAACACCAGCGCCTGCGCTTCCCGGCCTTCGGCCTCGGGCGCTGTCAGGATGGACTTGATGCGGGACGTGGCCTCGGCTTTGCCAGCGGTGACACCGGCGGTACGCGCCTCAGTGCGGGCTGCATCGACAGCGACTTGCAGATCAGCGTGGCTGATACCGGGAACCGATGCGGCTGAAGCCACCGCAGTATCGGCCTCCATAGGTGTCTGGGATTTTGTCGAATTGGTCATGGGTCCTCCCTTTCTCTGGGGAATTGCCCCGGAGGGCGGTTGCGAAAGCGCGGCGATAACCTCGTCCAGGCTCGCCATGCGGTCGGCGAGACCTTGAGTAATGGCATCCGCGCCAAGATAGGTGCGGGCTTCTGTGGCGCGGATCGTGGCGGCGCTGATCCGGCCAGCACGCCCCTCCGCCACTAGACCTACAAACTGATCATAGATTTTCAGAACCTCGGCCTGCAGGTCAGCGCGCACGGCGTCGGACAGCGGCCCGAACGGGTTGCCATCAACCTTGTGCGCCCCGGCATGAATGAGCGTCGGCTTCACCCCGCGATCTTCCAATTCTCCCGAGCGATCGAGATGGGTCAGCACCACGCCGATTGAGCCGACCATCGAAGTGGGCGAGACGATGATTTCGCGCGCAGCACTGGCAATGCCATAGGCCGCCGAGGCGGCCACATCATTGACGAAGGCCAGAACCGGCTTCACCTCGTTCACAGCGCGAACGAGGTTGGCTGTCGAAAACATGCCCGTGGCCTCACCGCCGGGACTGTCGATATCCAAGAGGATCGCCCGCACCTCCGGATCGGCTTGCGCCTCGCGCAGCTGCGCCGCAATGCCCTCGTAGGACACCAGCCCCGAATTGGCCCCGATCCAGGCCCCGCGGTTCACAAGGCTGCCGACGATCGGCAGAATGGCGACGCCGTTTGCAATCCGCATTGAGCTGGCGCTGCCATTATCGCGGCGGTGACTGCCGACAAAGCGGTTTGATTGCGGGTCCGGAGCCGCCAATGGCTCGATGCCAATCCGGCCCTGCAGCACATGCAGGATCAGATCAGCCTTATCGGGATGCAGCAGCAGTGGGCGGTTTAGTACTCGCCCCGCAATTTGTGCCAGTGTCGGTGCGGC